TGAGAGCGCCAAGATGACGCCGGAGGAAGCCAAGCGGATCTGGGGCTGGTATAACGCCGGCGGGTTTGAAGCGGTCGCAGGGTGGCTGCGGGCGCGGGATGTGTCGCGGTTCAGCCCCCAAGGCATACCGCCCATGACCGACTACAAGCAGAAGCTAATCTATGTCGGCATGAGCAATGCGGAAGGCTATGTCTATCACGAGATCGAAGCCGGCCATGCACCGTTCAACGTCGATGTTATCGCCGGCCCTTGGCACAAAATAATTAAGGAGATGAACGATGCGCACACTAACAACAGCTCGTTCAAAGTTGTGCAGCCGGCGCTATTTCACGCACTGAAAGAAGCCGGGTGGATCGACAAGGGGCTATGCTATTCAGCGGATTACCGCTCTAAAAAGCATTGCTTTGTTCGCCCGGCCTTGAAAGACTGGTCACGGTCGGACGTGCGGCGCGAGCTGGCCCGGATCACGGGTGAGGGAAGGGACACCGATAATGTCGTCTCAATTAAAAATTGATGCGGTCTTTATGAACGTATTGGCGAATTTAACCGACCAGCTTGATCTTTACCTTGACTGGGCGGCGACGCCGGGGGATGATGAGTGTCCCCCGGAGATCGTCGAGGGGCTATGCCACGCCCATGAGACGGCCCGCGAGTTGCTGGAGGGCCTGGGCTATGGTCAGTCTCGTTCGTGATCTGTTGATTGCCGCCGGTGCATTGCTGCTAGAATACGGACTCGCCGGTTTTCGTCCTGAACCTCGTCTAGCGCCCATTCGAGCGCGTTCCGTAGACGGGTGCTTTCATCGACAGCCGCCGCAATAGTCCATTGGGCGCGCTGGCGAGCTTCCTGATAGCCTTTTAGATACGCCTCAGAGACTTCCTGCTGGAGCGCCTTTAGGCGCTGCTCGAACTCCGCTTCGGTCATGGTAGCGCCTAAAAAGAAGCCGGCTTGCGCCGGCCTAGTCACCATTGGGAGGAAACTGGCGTCTAACAGACGCCTTGGCCCATATACATGAGATCTAATCGCCGCACAATCTCCATTTCAGTAAAGACCGGGCTTTCCTGCGCCCACGGCTCCACGGTGCGCCAGAACGCCCATAAAGGCGGGTTCACCTGATAGGCCGGCACGTCGCGCGGCAAGTCAGGTATTACGGCCTGTATGGCCTGATATTGCTCTTCGAACGTCATTATTTCAGTCCAAGTAAGAGTTCAATTAGGACGACCAAGACTATCACGAAAATATTATCGTTCTTCATAGCGTTTGATCCCGTGCATTATTGTTGTATGGTCGCGCCCGCCTAGCACCTGGCCGATTAGTTGCAGCGGCGCGTTCAGCTCATGCCGTGCGCGCCACATCACCTCAAATCGGGGCCATATGGCCCTCGGATGGCGGTTATGGCCGATTAGCAGGTCGGTGGAGATGTTATGCTTGTGCGCCGTCTCCTCTATCAGATCCTGTATCGCTTCCGTCAGTTCGTTTCGCATGTTTCAGACTCTTGAACATAAAATTGAGGGCGTGCGCCGCCGTGACAACAGAACGCTCGTCAGCGTAGGGCGCATGGATTTTCATTATAAGGGAGCCGTCGCGGCGATGCAGCGATAGCCCCTCCCCGGTGCGCCAGCGGGTTGTGACCCCGCCGGGTTCGGTGTCGAGATCAAGCCGGAGCATGGCCGCGCTTCTCCAGCTCGTTTTGGATGATCTTGGCGCGGTAATCGTCCTGCTCTGTCTCTAGCAGGATGTTAAGCGCTTCGTCGGATAGCCAGTGTAAGAGCTGGCTAAATTGAAAGTAGTCCTTGACACGGCTCATTATAGGCCTCCCAGTAGATACGTTACGAATAGGGCGAGCGCGGGTATCGCCAGCGCTGCCCCTAGTGCTGCGGCGAGTAGATCAATATTCTTCATAGTCCTCGACACATTTTTCTGCGACATGGTCGCTAGTCTCTAGCTGCGCGACGATTAGGGCATAGAGGGGATGGTCCCGGTCGAGCGGGGCGTCTAGCGTTATGCTTTCGACCTCTATGTCATATGGGCCGCCCCTGTATCCTACTTCGCGGTCCGGTCCTTCCCAGCCATAGCTGATCTCGGCGCTGCCGTAGCAATAGACGGCAAGGCCCGGCCACGGCTGCAATTCGTCGAAATCATATGTGAAGCTATACATTCCAAACCCCCGTCCAATATTCTTCAGCTGCGTTCGTGTGGGCGTCCTGCAAGGTTTTATAGGCCACGTCTAGCAGCGGCGTGCGCTCTTGCTTTGCGAGGTGGTTTAGCAGCGCCTCTAGCTGGTCAATCTCTATGTCAATGCTCAACATCGTGCGTTTCTCCGTATGATTGCAGCATTTCAAGCCGCGTGATTGCGGCCTGTATTTGTGTTGTGTCGTCGCCTTGCCAGTCAGCGTCGACTAGCAGGGCGCGAAGCTGGCGCAATAAGCGCCAGATAGGTTGCGGTTCGGTCATAACGTAGCCCGCAAAAATTGACGCGCGATTTGTTCGGCATTGTCCAGCGACGCGATTGACGCGGCGAGCGACAGTGACAGGCCGAACCGGGCAAGGAACGTCGCCAGCTCATCTTGCGGCACTTTGGCGATAATGGCTGCCGCTTGTTCTAGTTTTGCTTTAGGAACGCGCTTGCGCGGTATTGCTGGCGCTATCTTGGCCGGCGTTTCTGTCTTAGGCCATGTGTAGTGCGGCAGCTCGCCGCTATCGTCGCGTGTCGCTTCGGCCAAGATGACGGGCACCAGCTTTTTGTTATAGACGCCAAACCGCGCTTCATAGGCTTTTTGTTCTTTCGACTTATAGGTGACGTTGCCGCCCGCTTTCGTGGCAATACCGCCCGCGCCTTGTGTGAACACGTTACGATGGCCGGAATGTAACAGGCGACCGTTCCATTGTTCGGTTGCCCATTGTTTAATGTCTGCTGCGGTTTCCATTGTCTTGGCTCCTGTGTGGATATGTTATACTAACGCGCGGGCGGCGATTAGAGCGGCGCGTTGCGCGGCGTTGCGCTTGGCCGGCGATAGCCGCGCGGCGTTGACAACGTAACACTTGAACGCGTCCGTCTCGATTGCGCTCACGCTCCAATCAGCGTGGACCTTATAGGTTAGCCCGTCATCGGTTGTCAGCACGCCGCGCGCATACTTGCCGCGTGTCGCCGTCTCATAACCGCTGCGCGTGTCATCGTCGCGCATCATAAACAGCGCGTCTTTGTGTCCGTTGTAGTCTTTGCAGATTGTTAGTCGCATGTTCGTCTCCTTTGCTGTGGATATGTTATTTATAGGCCGATTGTGGATAGTGGCAAGAGATTTTTTACGGGGTGGAAAAATAAATAGTCGTTAGCGCCGGTTTATGCGGTCGATAGGCGGGCGAAAGTCTATTGAGAACAAGGCACTTAGGCGATTTATATTAAAGTAAAGATAACAACCTATGAAAATGTTAAGTTGTATACATACATATTTATCTGCAACCGATTTTTTTTGGCTGTATAAACTGCATAAACTGCATATAAACCGCCTCGCCCCGACGCCGCTGCACCCAAGCGCAAGCCAGGATCCCGATCCCGATCCCGATCCCGATCCCGATCCCGATCCCGATCCCGATCCCGATCCCGACTTGCTGGCAAATAGTATAAACTGTATAAAGCATAAGCGCAGCCATTGTATGTAAACTTAACGCAATACTTTAATTGTACATTCATAATTGTAAACGTAATGTTATAACGTATCAGGTATGTAAACAGGGCGGGGGCTGGGCCGAAGGATCTCCTTTAAAAAATACGAAGGGTCTGCACGAACTTTTTTATTTTTTTTGTAAAAATCCACGAACTTTTTTATTTTTTATTTCCGTGCTAAAAGACTTTATGACGTTTGAATCTCTTCCCTATGAGCCGCGCAAAATCGAAGCGACGGAAGCCGTCCTAGAGCGCATTTACTTAGCCGCGCGCAAAGGTCTGAAAGGCGACACGCTCGCCTACGCCGCTGGCATGACCCCGCAGGAATACCGACGCTTGGTGCAGTTCGACCCCATCGCGGAGTATGCCGAACAGAAGGGCCGCGCTGAGGGCGAGGCGGAGATGTCGGAGGTGCTGCACAAGGCGGCGCGTGAGGGCGACACCAAGGCGGCGCTGGACATCCTCAAGCATGTCCACAAGTGGACGGCTCCGCAGTCGGTGCAGGTGCAGGTCGAGCAGCGCATATCCATCATAGCGGCGCTGGAAGAGGCGCAGCAGCGCGTAATAACCGGAGAACTATTAGATGCAAGCGCCATACGGGGTGATCTTCCAGAACCCGAACAAGGTATTCGTGGGGATGCCGCATGGGCGCAAACCGCCGCTGTCGAAGGATCTGATAGACAAGATCAATCTGATCGCTCGCGCTGACGGGGCGTGGTATGAGGGTGACGGCGGGGACAAAGAATATTTTGATGTTCCCTATAAAGGGTCATGGGATGACAAGTTCGCCAAGTCCGTAAAGGGCTATCCGGTCGAGTTCCTATTCGTGCTATTCTCGAACGTCAAAGAAAACCATATTGCGCCGCGCATAACGGACAGCAGCAAGACGATCTTTCAGTCTATCCTCGACAGCGACGTAAACTACTTCAAAGACCGCGACTATGACGATGGGACGCTGACAGAGTTCTTGTCTGAGATGGGTATGCTGAATCAGTCGAAAAAACCGGCGACTGAGCGCAACGTAACGGCGTTCCTGTCTGAGGGCGAAGACAAAATGTGGGGCGGCAAGGAGCCGCACAAGTTCGCCAAAAGCGCCGAACGCTGGCGCAACAAGTTCTTATTGGCCCAGCCGGATGGGGCGTATTTTATGGGGGCGGGACATTTGCCGGAGATCCTGCGCATGTATCCATCGCTTCACATGATCGGCGGCGGAAAGGCTGAATAATGCAAGTTCCGATTTATAGCGCGGACGAAGAACAGAAGCTGATGGCGACGCTATGGTCGGCGCAGGTGAAGAACGATCCGGTCGCGTTCGTGAGGATGGCGTTCCCGTGGGGTAAGGCCGGCACGCCGCTGGAGGGCTTCACAGGCCCGCGTCAGTGGCAGTTGCAGGTGCTGATGGACCTGCGCGATCACATCCGCGAGAACGGCGGCAAGGTAGATTACGAAACCTTCCGTATGGCCACCTCATCGGGTCGCGGTATCGGTAAGTCGGCCCTCGTTAGCTGGCTCGTGATCTGGATGCTGACAACCCGCATAGGCTCGACGACCATCGTGTCAGCCAACTCAGAGGCGCAGCTCCGCAGCGTCACCTGGGCCGAGATCACCAAGTGGCTATCAATGAGCCTTAACACCCACTGGTTCGAGGTGTCCGCAACGCGAGTGCTGCCGGCCAAGTGGATCGCGGAGCTGGTCGAACGCGATCTGAAGCTGGGCACGCGCTACTGGGGCGTAGAGGGGCGGCTGTGGTCGGCTGAGAACCCTGACAGCTACGCGGGCGTGCATAACTTCGCGGGCGTCATGCTCGTGTTCGACGAGGCGAGCGGTATTGATGACTCTATCTGGGCGGTGGCCAGTGGCTTCTTTACAGAGAACACTCCTAATCGTTTTTGGCTTGCTTTCAGCAACCCCCGCCGTAACAGCGGATATTTCTACGAGTGCTTCAACAGCAAGCGCGAGTTCTGGCGAAACAAGGTTGTTGACGCCAGAAGCGTGGAGGGAACTGATAAGGCCGTTTATCAGCAAATCATCGACGAATACGGACCTGACTCAAGCCAAGCCCACGTCGAGGTCTACGGCGCGTTCCCGAACGCATCGGATGACCAGTTCATACCGTCATCACTGGTCATGGACGCGCAGACACGGCCACCACAGAAGGACCAGACGGCTCCGATAATCGTGGGCGTGGACCCGGCGCGGTTCGGGGCTGACGCTACCGTCATCGCTATCCGGCAGGGCCGTGACATCATCGGCATACGCCGCTACCGGGGCGACGACACGATGGAGGTGGTGGGCAGGGTCATCGACATCATCGAGGAGTTCAGGCCCCAACTCGTCGTGATCGACGAGGGCGGACTAGGTGCGGGCGTGGTCGACCGGCTGAAGGAGCAACGGTATAAGATCAGAGGCGTGAACTTCGGTATGCGCTCAACGAAGCCCGTCATGTTCGGGAACAAGCGCGCCGAGATGTGGCACGCCATGCGGGAGTGGCTGAAGACGGCCAGCATCCCCAACGACCGTTTCCTCAAGAGCGACCTGACCGGCCCAATGATGAAGCCGGACTCAAAGGGGACGATATTCCTAGAGAGCAAGAAGGACATGAAGGCGCGCGGGCTGGCCAGCCCCGACGCCGCCGACGCTATCGCCGTGACGTTCGCGTATCCGGTGGCGCACCGCGAGGCAAGGCCAGTGGACAATCGACCGCGCATGACCTATGGTGGCAACGCAGCCTCTTCAGGATGGATGGGACATTGAGATGGTATCGCTGTCAGTAGGGCGTGGCGAGAAGCTGTCGACGAAGGCGGGCGCTGGGCTGACGGCCAAGGGCCGGGCTAAGTATAATGCCGCCACGGGCAGCAAGTTGAAGCCGCCGGCTCCTAACCCTAAGACCAAGGCCGACGAGGGCCGTAAGAAGTCGTTCTGTGCGCGCATGGGCGGCGTGGTCGCTAAGTCGAAGAACGCCGAACGGGCGAAGGCCAGCATGAAGAGGTGGAACTGTGGCAAGTAAGCCAGGACTCTACGCTGCGATTCACGCGAAGCGCGCACGCATCAAAGCAGGCTCGGGCGAAAAGATGCGCAAGCCCGGCGCAGAGGGCGCACCGACCGCCAAGGCGTTCAAGCAGTCAGCTAAGACGAGGAAGAAGTAATGCCTCTAGTTAAGTCAACCAGCAAGAACGCCTTCCGTAAGAACATCAAAGCGGAAGTCGCCGCCGGTAAGCCGGTGAAACAGGCCGTCGCTATTGCTTACTCGACCAAGCGCGCGGCGGCTAAGAAAAAGAAATAATGCCTGTCAACGCGCTCGCTCCTGAACCGCGTAATGCCATGCTACGGCCCTATGAGCCGTCATGGAAGGAGCAGATCGCGGCCTATCTGATGGGCGACACACGCCCGTCGCCGGAGCGTCGTCAGTTTGCGACAGGCATAGCCGACATTCTTGGCTACCTGCCCGGCACCGGTAACGTGCTACAGGGCCAAGAGGCCGCCCGTGCCGGCGACACCAAGGGCGCGATCATGGCCATGCTGCCGCTGCCCGGCGCTAACGTCGCGGCTAGGGCCGAGCAAGCCATCGCGCAGGACGTGGCCAAGGGCATACGGGCGTATCATGGCTCGCCGCACGACTTTCCGCGCTTTGACATCAACAAGATCGGCACAGGCGAAGGCGCGCAATCGTTCGGGCATGGGCTGTATTTTGCTGAAGCTGAAAACCTAGCTAAATATTACCGTGATAAATTAACGCACCCATTATACAAGGGAAAACCAATAGGTGAGATAGATATACCCCACGCTGAAATGGATGTGGCCGAAATTATTTCTAACGATATAAAACAAGGTATGCCACCAAGCGAAGCTATTGCACTTGCGCAAAAAGATCACCTAAGATACGCGCAGCATGCAGTTAAAGAATTTAAGGAATCGCCCCCTGAATTGAAAGCTATCCGCGAAGATTATGCACGGAAAGCTATTGAACAAGCTAAAATCGCGCGGACAATTAAACCCGAAGATTTTACGGGCAACACAGGGCATATGTACGAAGTTAGTATCAACGCGCGGCCCGAAGAATTATTGGATTGGGATAAGACATTAAGCGCGCAGAGTCCTGAAGTTTTAGCGGCTTTTATGAAATTACCTAACGCCGAACGTAAGTTGAAAGAATACGGTAATGTGCCGGTCGGGCAGCTTATGGAATCTGGGCTTATGCCACATTCTTTTGATATATCCGACCCGGCATTTTCTAAGACATACAGCGAAGCCGGCATAAAAGGGGTCAGATATTTAGATGCAAAATCCCGCGCCGCCGGCGAGGGCTCGCGCAATTACGTTGTGTTTGACGACAAATTGGTTGAAATTATGCGTAAATACGGTCTAATGGGCCCGATAGGCGCTGGAATAGCGGCTAAGATACTGGCTCGCCAAGAACAGCGGCAGGATATGTAATGGCTTCTGATGACGTAATCGCCGCCGGCAAAGTCTCCGACAACCCAGACGATGACCGTCTGGCCACCATGCGTCACCGCTTCACCGTGGCGCAGGCGGCCTATTCAGACTCACGCGAAGATGAGCTGGACGACCTGCGGTTCATGGCGGGCTCGCCTGACAACGCCTGGCAATGGCCGGCGGACGTGCTGGCGACCAGAGGCGCGGTGCAGGGGCAAACGATCAACGCGCGTCCGTGCCTGACGATCAACAAGCTGCCGCAGCACGTGCGCCTCGTGACGAACGAGCAGCGCCAGAACCGCCCGACCGCCCGCGTCATCCCTGCCGATGAGAACGCCGACCCGGAGGTCGCGGAGATCTTCGACGGCATCGTGCGGCATATTGAGTATATGTCCGACGCCGACGTGGCCTACGATACGGCCTGCGACAACCAAGTCACATACGGCGAAGGCTATATCCGAATTCTGACGGAATACACGAAAGAAGACTCTTTCGAACAGGACATCCGCATCGCTCGCGTCCGTAGCAGCTTCAGCGTCTACATGGACCCAATGATCCAAGACCCGTGCGGTCAAGACGCGAATTGGTGCTTTATTACGGAAGACATTCCGAAAGCCGAATATGAGCGCATGTATCCCGACGCCACGCCTGTGACTGGTATGATGTCGCAGGGTGTGGGCGACCAGACGCTTAGCATGTGGGTCAGCCAAGAGACGGTGCGCATTGCTGAGTATTTCTACATTGAGCATCGCAAGGCGACGCTGAACCTCTACCCGGACAACATCACGGCCTTCAAAGGCACGCCGGAGGACAAGCGGCTCATGGCCGCCTATGGCAAGCCGCTGCGCAGCCGTGAGAGCGACCGCAAGCAGGTCAAATGGATCAAGACCAACGGCTATGAGGTGCTGGAAGAGCGCGACTGGGCGGGTAAGTATATCCCCATGATCCGCGTTGTCGGCAACGAGTTCGAGGTCGACGGTCAGATCTACATTAGCGGTCTGGTGCGTAACGCTAAAGACGCGCAGCGCATGTATAACTACTGGGTCAGCCAGGAAGCTGAAATGCTTGCTCTGGCCCCCAAAGCGCCGTTCATTGGTTACGGTGGCCAGTTCGAAGGCTACGAGACGAACTGGAAAACGGCCAATACGAACAACTGGCCGTATCTGGAGGTCAATCCCGATGTCACTGACGGGGCCGGAAACCCGCTACCGCTACCTGAACGCGCCCAGCCTCCGATGGCTCAAACGGGCCTTATTCAAGCCAAGATGGGGGCTGGCGAAGACATCAAGTCGACCACTGGCCAGTACGATAGTAGCATTGGGGCGACTTCCAACGAACGGACGGGTCGTGCGATCCTCGCTAGGGAGCGGCAAGGCGACACGAGCACTTATCATTATGTCGACAACCTCGCGCGGGCGGTAAAGTATGTCGCGCGCCAGCTCGTCGATCTGATCCCGAAGATCTACGACACGCAGCGCGTGGCCCGCATCATCAACGTCGAGGGCGACGTGGACATGGCGCGCATCAATCCGGCTCAGCCGGAGGCGGTGCGTAAGATCGTCAACGAAGAAGGCATCGAGATCGCCAAGATCTACAACCCGAATGTCGGCACTTATGACGTTCAGGTTAGCTCCGGTCCTAGCTACATGACGCGCAAGCAGGAGGCGATGGACACGATGGGCCAGATCCTCCAGACCAACCCGGCGCTCTGGAGCGTTGCGGGTGATCTGTTCGTCAAGAACATGGACTGGCCAGGCGCGGAGACGATGGCCAAGCGGTTCGAAAAGA